ATAAGCACTCCTTAGCATGGGGTTGGTAAAATCATATTCACCATCTCCTAGCCAAGCAGTCTTACCCTTTCCTTTCTTATCCCATCCATAACCTGGAGAAGTACTCCTTTTCATGGGGGGATAGCAGTCGTCACCTTCTTTTCCAGCAATTGCCTCTTCATAAGTCAAAAGCTGGGCATCTTCGTCTCCACTGTCAATCATTTGGATAAAGTCTCTCACACACGATGTGAGAATATCTCTATCCAAAGGAGCAGCAATAGGACTAGCTTTTGCTCTTGCATTGACCATAGGGTCAACTCGAACCCCTTGTGCATTCACAAAGGGTGCAAGCTTAGCAGGTGCCATTGTGGGTTCTTGAATCAGTCCGTGAACGGGTGATTCAAAAATCCGAGTGTTGACATTGGCATGAATTCTGGTTGCGTCTTTTCCAATCTGGTAAAAATTACCGATGAATGGTAAATGCGCAAACCAACTCATGCTTCCGTCAGGTTGTTCAGAACAAGTGAGATCCAACATATCGCTATGTGTTTGGATCTCAGGACTCATTCTAGATTCGTCGAACTTAGGTGTGATACGTGCCTCCAATACATTCAAAAATGCCTTGGTGACAGGAGTACCAAACCCGGTCCACCGAGCCGCTACTGTTCCTCCGCAGTGGATACCAAAAATTTTATTGCTAAAATCTTTGTCAAATGCTACGAGAACAGCACCACAGTCTCCTGATGTTGTTTGGATATTGTATTTGAATACTCTACGTACCTTCAAGATTACGTTATCCCTGCCATCATCCACTTCAAATTCTGTATCAACAGCAGCCACGTCATTACCGAAATATTGACGCACGCTGATCTCAGAATCTGGAATGTATCCAATAGCGCTGATTTGTTTCAATGTATTGAATCTAGAGAAATCGTCTCCTGTCATAAACTTAGAAGAAATATCACGATGCGTGTGAACTACACGAGGCAGTTCAATCATCATGACATCTCTTTTAGCATAGACAGAAGATTCATCATCTTCAACTGTTGCCATAGCACATGACATCAGATTGAATTCAATACCTTGAGGGAATGAAGAATTCCTAATTCTCCACTCCGTCACATGACGTTTAATCAAAACGTGTTTATTAATGATCGCAAGACGACCCTTAATAACAGTCAGATTAAGCATATGTGACCATTCACCGTTCTCCTTACATTCAAGCTTATACATGTTCTTATATACAACGTTCACTACTTCGGCAGCGTTTTGATCTACAACAGCTTGGGCATTAATGCCCTCCAGCTGTACACCATTTCTACCTTTAGTAACGTTCGTTGAATAATTTTCAACAGTATGATTCTTCTTCGCTTTCGTAGTTGAAACATCATAATTTTCAACACTAGGACCGTTCACACGGCCTTTAGTGTTTTGATCATAATGACTTTCAACACGAGCCCTAATCAAGGCTTTCGTCTTTTCTGTATCATAAGTTTCTTTTTGAAACTTCTCAACAGTAGAGAAAAGATATGAGTAAAGCTTGTAAGCTCCGACAGCCATTACAGCTGAAACAACTCCAGTAAGAACATAAAATGTTCTAGGGGAAATTGCATATTGTGATTCAACATAATGAACCAAAGCAGAATGCTTTGCCTCGATATGCTCCCTCACAATGCTCAATCGTTGCTTCAACTTTGCAAAATGACTAGCACAGATATCTTGTTCAGAGATAGAGAGAATTTTTCCATTTTTCTTACACGCTTGTACGTAAAGATTAATGAATGTTTCCTCTGTTTTTTCTGCTGGGTCAAGATAAGTCCATGCAGACTCAGCTGAATGATAGGCATTTAAAATTGGTTGATGTCTAGACGTCTCAATAAAGAGGCAATCTGGTACAACAATCAACTTACATGCTTCATATTCTTCATCTGTCATATCTCCCAATGAAACTTCTTCGATCACAGCTTTCTTCATTCCTTCCACAAGGTCGCAATGTTGATAGTCGTAACCAAAATAGTTCCAAAGAGTTGGTTCCATCTTGATTTGTCCTGTAATTCTTGCAGGTTTCTTCCATGTACCATCTGCACATCGAAGAATAGCATCCTCTACATGAGTTGCTAACACAGTGTTGAAATCTTCGAAATAGTTAATACTCTTTTGAGTCAAAATAACACAGCGTTCTGCAACATCCCAGAATCCAAGATCAGCTTCAATGACGCTATCATTAGGGTCATTCTTATCGATAATATCGAAAAGAACGCAATCCAACATTGCTGTCGGATCTTTCTTGATAGCTTCATTCACTTTCTTGTTGTCTAGAATCTCTACGGAGATACCATTCTGCATGTCAGTTTTGCTGAATTCAGGTTTTGGTTTCTGTCTAATCTTCAAGTCTACTCGTCGTAGCACCGCCTCAGGATTTGTCAATGATTTGACAGCAAAATGTGATTTATTGGAGGTCCATAAAACACATTTGGCTTGGAAGAATGTATTTCGCTTCTCAGATAATTCAGCCATGTTCAATTGCCAAAAGGCAGTATTGGACATGTGAATAGCTTCTAAGAATTCTTCGTTGGGTTTGGAGCTAGAATCAATCATAGCTCCAAAATCATCGCATACTACTACGTTCATCCCACTATTATAGCCGTCCCAGAATTTTCCTCCAGGGCGCCTAAAATAGGTCTTCTCATGCAAATCAGACGCTTTCGTCACTCCAAGCGAGGCTTGAATTTCAGAAATCAAAGCCCAAAGGACTGTCGATTTGCCGACACCAGAATTACCACAAATGTGAATAATAGCTGGTGCCACACGAGGTTTAGTTTGGCCTGCACCACAGTTTCCTGCAGTCTCTCTTGCTCGAGTTAGAAACATAATACTTTGAGTAATATGTTGTCGTTCAGCAACCGGTACTTTGAGCATATCTAGAGTTCTGACAATATTCAAACCTTGTTGTAGAAGTGATTCTACACGGTTTTTCAATTGTTCATTACCCTTGATTGTGTTCTCAAAGTCAGGCACCATCAAACTTACAACTTCATCATTCCATACATTGATATTCTTCCATTCATCCAATTTGGGTCTTTCGACGCCAAATACCATGAATGCAAATTGATCAATACATGCAGTGACAAAATCACCACCAATTCTGGAAACATCCTGGAGTGATCGAATCACTCCAGAAATTTTAGAGAATCGGTTGAAAGATGTATCAAATGAATCTCCCTTGGGCATGCAACGCATGACACCAAGAGAAAGAATCACTGAGATGATACATCCAAGAGTCGGGATCAATTTACTTGCGTCTGTGTAAGATAATTCATCAAGCTTAACTTGACAAGAAAATCTTGTTTTACATTTGGATTTGAGGTCAGATACAATATCAGTCAAAGAAACATAGGTGGTTTTAAACCATTCTAATGCTTCTTGCATAATAGTATCCTTTAATTTCAAAGTCATTAAGAACTGTGAAATTGACATCAATACTGTGGCAGGTCTATCGAAATTGTACCAAACATTAGTAAGGCACAAAACGAAAGACACAATCAAAGTTTTCCAATTGATAGCAGATGAAATAAGATTAAACTTATCGCAAATCATGTCAATGATTGAATCGTAATCTCCGATGTTAAAAGTGTGATTAATGTTCAGTCCGATTTGGGCTGAAAATTTTTCACACTTGGTAACAGAAGTGATAGCTTCAACATAAGCGACAACCAATTGGTTGCGATACGTTGCACGATATCTTCTAAGATTACGTTTCAATTTGGTCATTTTCTCAAGACCGAGCACAATGCGCACGGCTTTGAGAAAAGCTCTTCTTTCTACAGAATCAACACGATGATTTTCATCAAACTGCTGAATCAAAGAGAAAAGAGTTTCGGTGTTTTGGGGTGTCATTTTAGAGTTGACAAACTTCATATTTTGTTGTTGTTTGTTAAGACAATTTGTTTAACGTCTTTGGCAAGGATTTTACTCCATACGAACTGACTTAGTTTCGTAACCAGACGTGCCAGATAGATAGCTTATTGGTACAATTAAGTACTAAAGCGGGCACACATCTATCAATATGAGTAAATACTCATCCCACTAAGTTAAGTGATATCCATGTTTTTACACTAGGAGGCTTAACCTACACTTCATCGGGCTTTGCTGCTAGAGAACTAATGGCAATATGTCTCTAGCCCCTAAAAGTGATTTGAGTGCTTTTCACAAGCAGTGTGTTTTAGCATAAACAAAATGAATAGTTTCAAAGGTAACTAATAAACCTAGTTAATATCAATTTAACAAATAAAATTTGCACTAGTATAATATCCTATATTAACTTTCAGCGGATATTACATTCGTAACAAAAGTTTTCATATCGATTTAATTTCTTTTTGTGAGAGCCTAAATAAATTCAGGTAGTCAGCTTGGATTTTAAATCAATACTAGATTTTGATTAGATTGGTAACTAAAATATACTGGTAAAGCTGGTATATAGGCAGCCTATATTGTATCCTTACAAGAACAATACGGGTTAACGCCCTAGTAAGAGAGCGGATATAGTTTTATAACAATATCTTGTTCTATCTTATTTCAATACGCGAGACGGAATCCAAATTAATGGATTTACTCTGTAGTCTTTAAACTGGAGCGCGCAGAGGAGAAGGTCTCATGGTTGATAACAACCGGGTCGGGAAGTCAGATTAAACTG